TTTCAACGTTAGTACTTGCAATACTAACCAAAGATCCAGTATAATCAGTTGATATACCGATTGTTGTACTTCCAATTGAAGCAACAGAAGTCTCAATTCCAAGTACATTCTTATCAAGGTTATATGAGAATGTTCTTATATTATAATTGTTAACTTCATACTTGGTTGGGAAGTATCTTAAGATAGTTTCACCACCTTCATAAACATAGTCAAAACTTCCAAGATCTTCAACAGTACTAACATCACCATACTGGTTAATCATAGAGAAACCACGGTCAATATCATGTAAAGCATTAACTATCATCATCTGTCTTTCACCACCATATAATCTATCTCTTACATAACAAACAATCTTTTGAGATCTACCATCTTTAGTAGACTGTCTAAAGACATCAGCATATCTTGATGTTCTTGCATTATCATCAAAATCACTACTAATATCATCTACTTGTAAAACTCTGTTTCCAACAGACTGTGCATAATCTGTTAGAATACGATTTTCGAAATTAATCTCATCAGAGAATATTCCATCATCACCAACAAGGTAATTTTCAGTAGCTAAATCAAATGTCTCAACTGAATGTAAACTTTCATAACCCTGAAAATCTACAACAACATCAGTTTCAGATGAAACTCTTATTTCTAAATCATTTGGATTATCTTGTTTAGATTCTAATTGTAAATCACTAAATTTTTTAAATCCTGCAGCATGATTTAATGAACCTACAACATCCTTCCAATCATCAAAAGTAACTCTAGATTTAATAGCATATGAGAAATTCTGATAATACTCATTATCATGAATTCGTTGTAATTCATCATTTAAGAATCCTGTAGTATATTCCCATCCGTTTTCAACAACAGAATAATAATCTAAATCATATATTGAATCTGTAGATAATTTACTAACAATTTTTCCTTTAGAATTTGTTTCTTTAGATTCAATAATAGTACCAACTTCAAATTCTCTATTACTCTCTACTACTAATTCTCCAGTTTCTGGATCCCATTTAAACACATTACCAACTGCTGTTCCATTAGTTACACCTTCTTCAGGATTAAATTGATTACTTTTTATAGTTGAACTAAACTGTGGGAAATACTTCTCTGGAGTTACTATTGCACCAGAATTAACACTAATAAATCTACCAGGTAATTCATTGACATCCTTATCAAGGAAATCTGCCATACTATAAGTTATTGTTGGATATCCACCTAAATTGGTACTAACTCCTGTTATAGTGAATAAATTATAATCATAGTTTTTAGAATTATATCCAGAACCAGTTGAACCAAGGCCAACAGCAACGTTTTCGACCATAATTCTATCACCAACTACTAATGTAAAATCTTCAACTCTACTAATTGGATTTTTATATGTGGCAGTTACTACTTGAGTATTAGTATTGTAACTAAAATCTTTCATCCTAATACCATTAGGGTTACCTATAGGTAAGATTGTAGGAGTTGTATTAAATAAACTATTTGTATTTTTTAGAATCTGAACATGTGCTGAAGAAACATTAAGATGATATTTTAAATCAACATCAGTAATCTGTTTCTTCGTTTTATTATCAATAACTACCAAACTAGGTGCTGTATTATATCCTCTTCCTAAAGAAGTAACTCCAACAGATTCAAATCCTGATAATGCCTCAATTTTTAAAATTTGAGGGAATGCAACTTCTGGTCTTAATGTTTTATCTGTAGGATAGTCAAAACCAATATTTTCTATCACAGATTTGTTAACTCTTCCTATTGTTGTACTAGATGCTTCCAATATACATCCACTTCCAGTATCAGAAATTACTGTAGTAATACCAGGTACTTCTGGGTAACCACTTCCAGTACTAACAATTTGAACATCAGTTATACGACCATAAGCATCTGCGGAGTTTGTATCATATTCTAATTGTGATATAGATCCAGAATATGAATCACTTTCGGGATATTTACCTAGATTATAAGTAAATGTATTTTCAGACTCTAAAAGAATATTGTATCTACCAGAATAAGCACTTTCTTTAATAAGAACCTGATTATAACCATCAACAACATCATCTATTACAAGATCCTTATAAACTTGAGGATTTTCTTTTTGATCAACTGGAGTTAATTTATAATAGAATACATCTGGAGTATTTTCATTAACAGCAAGTGTTACTTTAGCATCTGCTGTTACACCTACAGTACCGACTCTATTAATATCAAAAGACCTACTTGTACCATTTGTATCATATATGTCAGTATAAGAAGCATCTCGATAAAATTCTAATTCAAACGCTGGATATTGTTCAGAACCTCTTGTGTATGAAAGGGAAGAATCTGATAAATCGAATGTTATATTAGAATCTCTATAGAAATTTAGAGTTGGGTTAACTTCGCAAAGTGTTCCAACATTTGCTGTAGTAAGACCTACAAATCCAGGAATTGTTTTCCCTGTTTCATACTTATCTAAACATAACTTGATCTTGTTCCTATTAATAACATAAACATAATATTCTTTCTCATGAACCAATCCACCAGCAGGAGTTGCAGATTTATGGATTACTTTTTGTCCTGTAATTAAACCATGATTTAATATTTCAATTGAATCTGGAGTTCCTGTCAATGAGGTAGTAGTTGTAATTCCACTTGCAGTAAATCCTAATCCACGAGTAATTACTTTTCTATTTGGTTTATCATATTGTATAGTGGTGATACCAGTATTTCTTGGATTAACTGTAATATTAACTTCTGCATTATGACCCAATCCATGAGTACCTGCTAAAGAAACATTTACTCTATTTTGCTCTATAGATCCCTTAATAATATCACTATTATAACTCTTGGTTTTAAAACTATGATAAACACCAGTTCCCACACCAGAGAAATAAACTAAACCAGTATGGGCAGTTGTTGTTGCAGCTCCGACAAACATTCCAGTCGAACCCATTCCAACCTTAACTGATGATACTCCAATATGATTATTGTCTATTCTAGCAACATATAATGATGGATATAGATTAAGAGCAATATCTGTACCTAAAGCAACATTATTTGCAGCAGTTACAATTCCTATAGAAGTTCCAGTATTTGTATGGTATGTTACTTCATCACCAGTTTGTAATGAATGATTTGGTAGATATATTGATTGTGCTTCTACAAAAATTGTAGCAATTCCAGCACCAGGATTCTCAAATGTTATAGTACTACCAGATCCTACTACAGTACCAGCAGCACCTACAGGAGTAGCAGTTCCTAATCCAACTGATTCACCTGGATAGAAATAATATTCTGTATTGACTTTAGGACTGTATGTAGTGGTTATTCCAGTTCTAAAAGTAAATTTTCTAGGAAGATCTTTTATAACTGTTGTTGCGGTATGAGATAATCCAGTTTGTGCTTTTAAATCTCTTAAAACTCTAATTCTAGAATTTAATCTATCTACATTTAATACTTTAACATCCTCATCACCAAAATTACCAGTAGTTAGTATACCAGATAAACGTAAAAGATCATTTTCCTTTATTGCAGGATATTGTAGATTTCCTTTTACGGAAAGATAAGTAACAATACCAGTAACTCCTTCAGTCGCAATTCCAACTGATAAAGAAAGTTGATTTGTATTAATACCAACATTATAAGAACCTTCAAGTTTAGAAGAAGTTGTTGATAATCCAGAAATTTCTAAAACTGTATTTCTTACTATACCATGACTTGTTGTTGCTATTCCAATAAACTCACCCTTTCTACCTGATGGATAAAATTCAACGTTATCCTGTAAAACAGCATTTATACTAATAGTTGTTATTCCTGGACCAGCAACTTTCGAAACTCTCGCAGCAGAAGCAAAATTATGTTCAGTATCTTCTTCAAAAACTACTTTATCACCAACTTGATATTTTGTTCCACCAGTAACAATACCAACTATATCTACACCACTTTTCTCAACAGATTTAATAATAGAATCTTGAGTGCTATAAGTATATGATTCCTGTACATAATCATATCCACTATTATCTTTATCTAAAGCATATGGATATGTATTTCTAATCCAATCTGTATCATTTAAGTTTATATCATCTTGATTAGATAATCTTTCATAATTAAACTTTTCAGGTGCAGCATTAAAGTTTTTTCCAATCAAATATGGGAAAGCAGGTTTCTTATAGTTTACAAATGGTCCAGTACCTTCTACATCCGCTTCAAACGTTGCAAAATACGCATAAGTACCATTTGGATATTCTGGAGTTACACAGAACCTTCCATTATTTTCATCAAGAATACCATCATCTGTAGAATATGACCATTGAAAATCTTCAACAAAGAATTCTTCTGGGAATACTGTAGTTGGAGGTCTATTTACTTTTGCTCCTGCATTTTCAATATATCCAGATTTCATCTGGGTTATTGTACCACCAGTTCTTGTAGTATATCCATATGGACCGTAAATTGGATGACCGTCATATGCCCATCCAATAATAGGAGAGTGTTTATCCTGACCTATCTCTTGGTTATTTTTAAGTGTTAAATCTTTCTTACCATATATTATATCTCCATCTGATCCTGATGTGTAAAGAATTTTTCTTAAACTTCTAGGAGCATATGCATAAGAACATTGTAAATCAAATGCTCTATTTGTTGGTCTATCGATAAAGATATCATCATTAAGTAAGTTACCAAAATTTCTCTTAAAGTTATTAACTCTCCATTCCTGTACTTTTGGTCTGAATAATACTTTCTTTCCTGATACCTCGGCTTTAACTGTTGTGGTAGATACACCATATCCAATTCCACCCTTATTAACCTTAATAGAAACAATATTGCCTAGTGCATCCATTTCTGGGATTAGTTCTGCTCCAGTTCCCAAACCAGATACTACGATATTTGGTGGAGCATTATAATCTGTTCCACCAAGACTAACACTAACATCTACAATAGATCCATTATGAACTACTGGACTTAAATAAGCACCTCTTCCCTGATTTAAAGTAACATCTGGATTTCTTTCAAAATTAAGTACTTCTGATGCACCATACCCTACACCATTTTCTGTTAAATGGATTGAAGTTATTTCACCTCGTACAATTGGTTGTGCAATACATTGGAAAGTATCACCCTCTATAGAATTGATTCCAACTGTTCCTGTTACTGTAACAGTAATAGGTGGATAATTGAAACTATGAGTTCCTACACCTGTAGATCTAAAGTTTGCCCATTGTTCAGTTCTATAATAAAAATCTTTTACAGTGGTTCCTACACCAACATTTGCTAATTTAAAGGAATCTTTATCGATAACCTTAACATAATAATCTAATGAAGTAGAAAGACCATCTATAGAAGTTCCATCTGAAGAATATTGAACAACTTCTTGATCTCTATAATCATGGTCGGGAAGATGTATAATATTCAGTGCAGTATCAACACCAACTGGTTGAAGTGTTCTTTGCTTATTCTCATATCCAGTACCAGGATTTGTAACTTGAATTGTACCTACTACTGCCTTACCTTTTAATGATTTTAAAGAATGATATCCTTCACCATAATCCGTAAATCCAGTAGTACCAACACCAGCAATTGCACCATCAAATGAAGTATATAATTTAACATTTTTATTATCAATTGCTCCAACATAATATACTGCTCCAGTATTAAGACCTGCTAATGCCTTTTCACCAAATGTATTATATTCTACTCTCTCACCAGTTCTAAACTTATGGTAAGTCGTAAATCCAATAATAGATGTATCAATACCTATCTGAATTGCCGTAGCTATTCCTGTAGCATCAAAAGTAACTTCATGTGGTTCTGTACGTATTTTTGCTTCAGCAGTTGCTCCTTCCCCATTACCTCCAGTAATCTTTACGATAGGAACATCAATAAAATCAAATCCTTTATCTAGAATTCTAATCTCTTGAAAACTACCTTTAACTGCAGTATATCCAGTCGCTCCAGACCCAACAGAATCGTTAATAGTCAATATGGGTGGATTTATCACATCATAGTTTTCACCACCCTTCATGACCTCTACAGCGTCCAATTGACCTGCATATACAATGTCTCTAGACTTATAGTTAAGAACCTCTACACCATCAATAAGCACCCCAGTATATCCAATGGGAGTCTCATGAACTTTACCATCTTGAACTGGTTTGGAGATTTTTCTTAATAATTTTTGAGGTTGTATCTTCTTCTCGTGGAAATCATATTTCTCAATAGTATTATTATCAATTTCAATATAATCACCACCACTAGCATTAACTGAAACGAAAGTATTACTGTAAATATTTGGACGACTCTTTGCCAATTTTACAATATTATCATCTATTCTTTTTACAAAATAAAGTCCTTCATCAAATAATTGACTCTTAACCCATTCTTGACGAATTATATTTCCTTGCCAATCAGTAAGTGTTGCCGATCCTTTCTCTGGAGTATAATAAACTGCATCTCCAGTATAGAAGTTATGGTCAATACCAGTTGTTAAAGTAATTTCTTCTACTTCATCATTATATTTTCCCGAAATTGTTACCTTTTGATCTCTAGGATTTAACTTTAAACCACCATGAGCAGGTAATGAGTTTGAAGCAACTAAAATAGATTCACCACCAACATAAACATTTTGAATATTAGCAATAAGTCTGTTTAAATCAGAGTGTATATCTGAATTAACTCTTGAAAAATCTCTACGTACATTCAGAATCGCTGTTGTATCAGCAGGTATACCTTCACCTCTAATTAAGATAGTCCTTGAATCATAACAATCTCTTACTTCATATTGATTAACTAACAAATCATCATTCTTATCATATAGTCTTACATTATCACCAATTCTAAAGATATTAGGATCTTCAGTAATTAACTTGTATGTGGAGTTTACTTGATCAACTAATTTTAATTCTCTTATATCATAATTCTGAATTGTGTTAAAAATCCAGTTATTTTGATTAAAACTAGTTCCAATATGACCTAATGACTTAATTTTTATTTTAGAACCTTCATTATAGAAACGAGTATCACTTGGAATTTGTAAATTATTCAATACTGATCTAATTTTTACTCTTATTCCATCAGTTGTTCCTGATCCAGCAGAATATGCATAAGTATCTTGGTCAATAAATGTCCTATCAGTGATAGATGAAGCAATTGAAGTTGGATTAATGTCTAAAAACTGGTTAAGAGTCTTATAAGCATAGGTTGCAATACCACTTTCACCGTTTCCATAGACAAACGAGAGGGTTCCAGAGTTTGGAAATCCTAATGTTGAGTCTACATCAATGTAAGTTTGTCCAATTCCAACATCACCAACGATAATTGACTTGGCATGAGCAGAAAAATCACCATATAACAACTCTGTAGAACCGTCATGTTGGTTCCATGAGGTATCAAGACTGATTTTATAGAAAATATTGGTGTTAATTCCAACATTTATACTCTCTACATGAGCTACTGGAGCATATGCTTTAGAAATATTCTCAAATGTATCTTGAAAAAGGGTTTTATTGATCAAATCTATAGGATCACCTAATATTGATTCAACAATAATGTCTCTTGTTTTCCTAAAATTGGCATTAGAAGGAGAAACTACACGATCTATAGGTCTAACAACTTCCGCTTTTTCATTAAAAAGTGCTCCAAAGAGGATTTTAAAGGATTCATCAGTACCTCTTGTTGAATAGAAGTCTTTAGAATGCTTAATAAATGTAGATTGGTTTAAATTTTCATGTAAATCCTTCTGAATTCCGTATAATAATTGATTTTTTGTCTTTCTTAAAAATTCTTCTAGGAATAAAACACTTAAATTCTCTACTACAACGTCTTCATCATGGGGAGCAGCAATAGAAGTTGAGAAAATTAAGTCTTCTGGTTCAGAAGGATTTGTAAAAGAGGTAATTCCACTGAATCCTCTTGTACAATCAACAAATTTTACACTAGTTTTACTGTCATATGATATAATTTCATCGCCAATTTTGATTAATCCATTATTATCTGGAAATCCATCCGTATTGTCAACAAGAATATCAGTTGCAGTTTCTTCAACCCTATTAATTAATGTTGTAGATTTGATAATATTACCACATTCACTCAATTTAATGTATGAATCAATGTTATTAACCAAGTCAATTGGAGCACCTTGATACTCTTGTCCCTTATAATAAGCACTTAAAAATTCACCAACAAGTGGAAAATCTGTCCGAACGTATTCGGGCAGTTGATTTTTTACAATTTTATTAAGCTGAACTTTTTTTAGGGTCATTTGTTATCTTACAATCTTACCTGGGTTATAACTTGGAGTAACGGTGTAAGTTGACCCTGATGGATCGGCACCTGAAATAATTTCATCAACAACCATATCAACATGACTTTTATCTAATTGCAAATAAAGGTCTTGTAAACCAATAACATCATTAGATTCGGGTATAGCAGAAATTTCCAAAATCTCAACGCTGTCTTTAGGTTTACCTGATACTATATTTATTGGGTTTAAAGTGATGCGTCCTTTAACATAGTCAATAACACCTATATTACGTCTTACAACATTCGCAGGACCAGCATTCCCATCTCCTGGTAAAGAAAATAGTGAAATTTTGCCTTTTTTCTTATCTGAATCAGGAATATCAAATAAGTATACAGTATCAACAATATCTAATACCTTAAAACCACTAGATCTGATATTATATCCTTCCATTGAAGAAATATGGAACTGATTACCAAAATCAATCGCATATTCAGCAAATTGGTTTGCGGCAATCCTTAAATCACGTCGTATTTGAATAGTAGTGATATTAGAAGAAATTGATTCATGACTTTGATCAATAATCTTCAAAAATTTACTATATTTGAATCTTGCACCATATTTGTTCAATTCTGCAGAATCAGCATACTTATCAATGTTGGATTTTACTAAACTAGAGACTGCTGCAACATTTCTTGCTAAATTTACGTTATAATAGACATTACTGACTGTTTCTACAAACAAATACTTTAAATCAAGGATTTCTGGGATAATTCCAGCTACAGAATACTTTTTAAGGTCTCTTTTGATGTTTTCCTTAATAGCATTAGAAATAAAGTCACCAGTTCTTGGTTTTATACTAATAAAGACCTTTCCATACTGTGGAGGAACCAATTCTTCACCACCATAGACGGAAATTGACTCTGTTTCAGGATAAATCTTGTTTGGAATCAAAATTTCATAGTCATTTGATGTTAATGCTCTATTTTGAGTCGCATATACTTGTGGAGCATACTTTTTAATGGATTCTGTGCTCTCAATTGATTGTCCACCTGATGATGACTCATTTGCGGTCACTAGAGAGATCCCACTAGTCACATTTACAGTAGAATCGTTGCGAGTATAGACTAATTTACCACTAAAGGAGAAATTTGCTATTCCATTGCCACTTTCTCCTTTAGTTTTGATATAAGACACATCAATTTGGTTACCATCTTGTAAAGCCTTACCAAAAATGCCATCTCCGAAGATTATTTCATATTGTTCGTCTTCAACTTCCTGAATAAAGTAAATTGGAGAGTCTCCAGTGATTGTTGTACCAGAATTATTATCAAAAAGGTCATCTTGACGAGCATATGTCAAAGAAACTGAAGATTGAGGACTTGGTTTTACATTAACCTTAAGAGTTTCTAAATCTATTCCATCATTTGACAAAATAAACTTCTGAAACTTATTTCTGGAGGAATATACGAAAGATTGCTCAATCATAGTGCCTTCATAGACCTCTACTTCGTCAAATTGAGCAATTCCATCAACAACACTAACAGATTTATCTTCAGTAATACCAAAAACGAAGGATTGACCATTAAATTGCTTACTAGTACCAACAACAGCACCTTTTTTAAGAACTACAGTAGGTGGTGCGGGTGAAACTGATGAAATATTACAAAAAAAGTTAATTGTTGCTTTTGCAGCCTTTTTTGAACGTGGTAAATATCCAATATTTCTTGCTAATGCAACAACATTCTCTCTTAATGTTGCACTATCAATAAAAACTTCATTAGATACCATATTGGCATTGTATGAAGTGATATATGTGTTATATGCTAATACATTTAATATTGTTGACAGGTTAGAACCCTCAAAATCATAATCAGTAAAGTCTGAATTAGATTTTAAGTAGTCTTTAAGAGTAGTTTTGATCTGTTCAAAATCCAGACCAGTAAAATTTAAAAGTGGCATTTATCTAGACGGTAGCAACACGAATTCTAATTGTTGAGGGGGAGTATCTGAACCTTTTATTGCATATACTATGACGGCATCCATTTGATTGTTGTCATAATTGGGTATAATTTCAACATTTATCAAATCAACCCTCGGTTCGTATGTTTTTATCATATAATCTATATCATCACGCATTGTAAGAGCAGTTACATCATCAATATTCTCAAATAATGACGCAGAAAGTTCTGACCCAAAGTCTGGATCAAAAAATTTCTCTCCTTTACGCATAAAAACAAGATTTTTTACAGAACGAGCGATTGCACTCTCATTTTTCAGACCAATCAAGTCATCATTAAGAGGATTACTCCTAAATGACATGGAAAGATCCTTAAAACCTTGCTTTACCCTCTCTAAAGGCATAAAAAAATACCAATTATTAGTTATTTATTACGAATTTTTACCTATATTCTGTAATGACCTCATAAGATTCAATTTCATTGATGTTTCGGTCATCATCACCTGCTAAACGTTCGAAAAAATCGTTCGAACTCTCCATTGTATCACGCTTTTTTGGTGTTTTTATGTCGTGACTGATTTCACGAAGCATTTGGACTTGTTCAACTGCCATTTTGACCTCCGTAAGGTGGAATTTAAGTAACAAAAAAGGATATCTGGTGTTAATTCCAAATATCCTAGTACATATTGACTATCACTTGTGTTTATTTAGACACCTTTTGTCTCATTTATTGCTTCCACGATGATATTCTTCAATTCTCGACGTTTTTTCTTACCGAGACCCGCCCGTGTGTCTATCTGAACCTTAAGCCAATAGACAAATGCAAGAACTAATATGAACTGAATGCCTTCACCCCATGATAAGTTCCATGCTTCATTCAAATCGAGACTCGCTGCTGCTAATAAGTTCATTTGCCCTGTCCCCTAGTTCTCTTCTTTGCTTTGTTACGAGAGGTCGCTGCATACTTCGTATGTTTACCTGCTCCTTGACGAGTTTTTTTGGGTATCGTCTCCACGAATGTAGAAGAACCCCATGCTCCTGATTTAGTTTTAACTGGCATAATGATTAGTTGTGTGGATTATAAAGGTTTAATAAGTATACTGCTAGGATAATACCTATGATGACTATAAGAACACCATAGGTGACTAATGGAAGAATCATAATAAAGAATCAATTTTGTTTTTAACCGACTCGTCCGTTGCTTTGATACGGAACGAGACTCCATCTCTACGAGAAAGTTCGGTGAGGATTTCTGCAGAGAGATCCCATAACTTTTCTGTGGATCCCTCTTTGATTAAACGAGATAATTCGCTCATTATATAACCCTTGTCTTTTCGTGACCTACACGAATACGAGGATCGCACCATATCTCATAGTCTGCATCTTGTGCATCTAAACAGAACGATACGTCTTCACCGCACATATCCTGTACATCACCGCTTTCAAAGACTTGCATCTTTGGAGCGAACCAAGGATACTCAAGTGCTTCAAAAACGCCATTCTTAATAAGTACCCAACCAAAACCAGTGTAATCACAAGTAAATGGCTTTCTTCTTTTCGAGATGGTTTCGACGGTCTCGTGATTCATAACACCACCGTTCTTACGGAAATCATCTTCCTCTAACCAATGAGCAATTTCCCCCTCC